AAATAATTATCTTACCTTCCACTTCTTCAATAGCTGCCATGAGCTCATCAAGTCGATTATTTTTTAAAGGTACCGGTGGTCCGTCGTCCGTGGGCAGATAACCACACGTAATCTGATGAAGGCGCAACAACATAGTCATGGTATTATTAACCGTGAGTGTTTCTCCCTCTAACTCTGTAATAGCAAAGGTCGCTAAATCATTATACGCTTTCTCTTGTTCCCTAGTCATCTCGACATAGCGAGGTTGATAAATCTTTGCAGGTAAATCTAGACAATCTTCTTTCAATACTCGAAAAGAAAAGGTTCCTAACTTTATCGATAGTTCATCTAAGTTTCGAAAGCCCACCACCTGGGAGAATGCATGACTAGATGTATGACGCTTTACTTCGATAGCGTAGCGAGCCTTGTAAGCATAGTAAGAACTAAAACCTAAAAGATCCTCATCTAAAAATTGACATTGTGAATATAAATCCAGGGGATTTTTTGTGACAGGAGATCCTGTCAGTATTCGACGATACTCAGCAAGTTTACAAATCTTTAAAATATTTTTTGTTCGTTTGGCAGTAGGACTTTTGATCGTGGTGCTTTCATCAATAGCCATTAAACTTTTGGTCCCTAATAAATATCGATCAAGAAATTGTACTGAAGGAAGATGAGCTAGAGCTTCGACATTCATTAAAAAAATATCTAAGCCATCAAAACTTTCTGATAACTTATCTAAGTTTTTTTGATCATCTTTTTTTCTAGAACTCGGTGCCACCCAAGTTGTTATCCTGGTTTGAATATGATCAGGTAAGTGAGCTGGTATTTCTAATCGTTCCCAATTGCGGTAGACACCTTTGGGTGCAATGATAACGGCAGCATTGATTTTGCCCTGGTCATAGAGCATTGCAATATTATCGATCAATACTTTTGATTTGCCGGTACCCATTTCCATGAAGTAGGCAAAGTTTGTTTTATCCCAACTACAACCTAACGCTTGTAATTGATGATTAAACGGTTTCGTTTTAAAATTCGGATACATAGTTTTTTACTTTCTAATTTCTTTATATAGGATAACCTATATGCTTGTCAAGTTTTTTGCAGAACAAAATGAAGTCATGTATAAATCTGGGTTCTTTATATTGTTATAAATATAATTAGCTGCCATTCGACATTCTTGTAAAGAATTAAAGGTGCTTCCATATTGTTCTTGAATACAGGTCTTTTCTAGGGAGACACTTGGATCATTGAGGCATAGCCATATTAACATAAAGTATTTCATACTTGTAATTGTATCTTAAATATCCTATACATACTAAGTATAATTATAGAATGTTAAAACACTTAGATTTATTCAGCGGAATAGGCGGATTTTCTTTAGGATTAGAATCTGCGGGCTTAGTCGAAACAGTTGCGTTTTGTGACTTCGATAAATATTGTCAGCAAATTTTAAAAAAGAATTTTCCAGGTGTACCCATTTATGAAGATGTGAAGGAGTTAAATTATGACAAACTTAAAGCAGACGGAATTGATACAATCGACATCATCACAGGAGGATACCCTTGCCAACCTTTCTCCGTCGCAGGTAGAAAAAAAGGTGAAGAAGATCCGAGACACGTCTGGCCAGAAATGTTTAGACTTGTCCAAGAACTCCGACCTACTTGGGTCATTGGAGAAAACGTTGGTGGACACATTAAACTCGGTCTCGACACCGTACTTGAGAACTTGGAGAGTGAAGGTTACTCCACAAGGACGTTTAGTATTTCAGCTTCTAGCATCGGTGCAAACCACAAAAGAGAAAGAGTCTGGATCATCGCTAACTTGGCCGACTCCCAACGCTTGGGACGGACAGAGGGGACCAAGAAGTCAGAAGAACTTACGAGAGAAGAGTCATCAGATCAATTTGATAACCGCAGTGAAGGACGCATCGAGTCCGAACCCAGTCAAGTTATGGCCGACTCCGACACAGGACATGGTGAGCAACAGAACCAAGAAGTATGCTCAAGGGGGAACGCCTCTGACTCTAGCAGTCAAGTTATGGCCGACTCCGACAACACAAGAGATAGAACATCCCAACATGAAATTAACCAAGACAGGAAGAAGATTAACGAAGGATGGCAAGAACAGTCATTCTCTGAACCTAGCAGACAAAGTGAAGATGTGGCCGACTCCGAGGGCAGCAATAGGGATGAACATGAGATTAACAGAGAACATGGCAAAGCTTCGTCACAAGAAATATTTGGAAACGGAAGTAGCGTATCAGGAGTCAGCACCTGGTGGTCAGTTGAACCCGACGTGGGTCGAGTGGCTCATGGGGTACCCAACAGGGTGGACCGTCTCAAATGCTTAGGCAATTCTGTTGTACCTCAGATACCTTATGTGATAGGTTTAAGTATAAAAAAGATTTTAGAAAATGAATAAAGTATATGTGACTACAAATACGAAATTACCTAGTGGTGGTTATCGTGACATCTCAGATTGTGAAAGATTTGGTACTCCCTACATTCTTTTCGATAACCCTTGGCAAATACAAGTAAACTCTTTGCCTTTTATTTTTACTGTTGAAAAGAAACTCAAAGACATGACATCAAAAGATTATTTATTATTGATGGGTGATCCGGTGTTAATCGGCATTGTTTGTGCAGTGGCTGCTAAAGTTACAAATAATAATTTTAAGGTCTTGAAATGGGATAGGGAAAGTGCTATATATATTCCTATAACAATAGAATTAAAATAAGGAGAATAAAATGGGTCTATTAGATAAAGCATTAGAGCAATCTAAAATTGATAATTTAGATAGCTCAGATGTAAAAGACGTCGGTGAAGCTTGTAATGAACTTGATGATGTTCGTCAAGCAATCCAAAATAAAGAAGCTGAAATTAAGCAGCTTAAAGACAGAGAGTACCAATTAGAAAATGAAGTGATACCTAGTTTCTTTGAGAGATCTGGTGTATCAGCTATTACCTTAACTGATGGTAGTAAGGTATCAATCAAAGATCGACTAAGAGCAAACATCACCGATGAGAACGAAGATTATTGTTATGATAAGCTAAGAGAATTGGGATTAGGAGATGTTATTAAAAACAAAGTAGAACTGATCTTTGGTAAAGGACAAGATTCTGATGCAAGTAATCTTATGACGGAGTTACAAGACCGTGGTCTGTACCCTAGTAATAAGTTGGACGTTGCATGGAATACACTCGATAAAGTGGTTAATGAGTTGATTGAAAAAGGTTCGATGTCATCAGCTGACCAGGAAAAATTTGGAGTGTGGACTTTTAAAAAAGTCAAGATCGAACGAAAAAAATAAACAAGGAAAAATAAAAAATGACAAACGCAAAAGCAAATGGTGCGGTCACCACAAAGACCGAAAAGCTACCTGCTATGAACTTCGATAGTCTCGAACAGTTTGCAGGTACAGGACTTGATACCATCACTACTGATGATATCGCAACACCAAGACTAAAAGTCTTGGCACAAATGTCTCCAGAAGTTGAAGAAATTGAAGGTGCAAAAGCCGGAATGATCTGCAATTCTGTGAGCAAAAAAGTATACTCTGGACAGGACGGTATTAACGTTGTTGTCTGCGGGTATGAAAAAGTATGGTTGGAATGGCAAGACAGAGGGAAAGGTTCTTCTGCTCCTGTTAATATCTACTCAGCGGTAGATAAACCAGCTAATGCAGTGCGTGGAGATGACGGAAAATTCCGTCTTGAAAGTGGTAACTATTTAGAAGAATGTGCAAACTTTTATGTGCTTCTTTTGAATGGTGGAGTGGCTCCAGAACCTGCAATCATATCAATGAAAGCAACGCAGTTAAAAGCTGCTAGAAGTTGGGCTTATAGTTTGAAGAATGAATTCATTCAAAATCCAAAAACGAAAAAGCTTTTCTTAGCTCCTTCCTGGTATCGTGTTTACAATCTAAAAACAATCAAGCAGTCTAATGATAAAGGCACTTGGTATGGATGGGTTGTTGACAAAGAGGATTTCCTCGACAACGAAGGAACATTTGATATGGCTGCTAACTTTAATGAGTCAGTCAGAAAAGGTATTGTCAAACCTAAATATGATGATGAAGCGGATACTTCAAACAGTTCTGAGGATATTCCGTTTTAATGAACCAAAGGGTCTCTCAATTTAAAGAGATCTTTTCAGGGTTGGAACGTGCTCATGGTGTGTTCCAACCCAATGGAAAGGTCAAGGAAAATGGTAAGCGTGAAGGTGACGCCTGGATAAATAAGAAACCTGTAGAAGATATTCTATGGGAAAATCATTTAGCTGGTGAGTGGCCTAGCCTTGGTATCATTCCTATCAATGAAAAAAATGAATGTCGTTGGGTTGCCATTGATGTTGATGAATACCCTATTGATCATGCAAATATTGTTAAGACATTAAAAGAAAAAAAATTACCTTTTATAACTGCTGTTTCTAAAAGTGGGGGAGCACATTTATTTTTATTTTTTAAAGAACCTATTCCTTCCGAATTAGCCCACAACAAAATTAAAGATCTTGCTTCTCGATTAGGTTATGGGGGATGTGAAACTTTTCCGAAGCAACCTAACCTTGGTAAAGAAGCTACAGGAAACTTTCTTAATCTACCTTATCACAATGGATTAAATTATAGCGATCGCTTTGCTCTTAGTGATGAGGGTAATGGTTTGACTCTTGATGAATTTTTAGAAGACGTAGAAAAAAAATCTTTAACAAAAGAAGATTTTGAAAACCTAGCCGTAACATCAAAAAAGCAAGTAAAATCGCCATTTTCTGACGCTCCTTTTTGTATTGAAGCGTACCTTGATGAGAATAAAAAAGTACAACAAGGCAGCAGAGACAACATGTTGTTTCATTATTCTGTCTTTGCAAAGAAAAAATATGGAGAGAATTTTGCAGAAGAAGTTCAAAAGTTTCATCATAATTATTTTGAAGAACCACTTGCTCCTGCCCAGATAGATAAGATTATTAGGCAAGTAGAAAAAAAAGATTGGGGCTATAAATGTAATGATCAACCAATGTGTTCCTTTTGTAATAAATCAAAATGCAGAGTTAGAAAATATGGTATTGGTGAGACAAACGAAGTATCCGATATTGATAATGTATTTCAGTACGGTGATGGACCTGAAACAATTTATGAGATGACAGTTAATGGAGAACACAAATTAGTTGTGTCACTACAAGAAATGTATGAACAAAATAAATTTAGAATGCAGTGTCTCGCTAAAATAGCAATGATGCCACCTAATATGAGAAGAGGTGATTGGGATCAATTCATCCTAGGTATTGTTTCCAAAGCAGTGAAGGTCAAGGAATTTGAAATGTCTCCTGTTGGTAGATTAAAAAATTATCTTACAAAATTTATTGTTAACCAGGGTAATGCTTTAGGCATGGATGATATTGTTAATGGTTCTTGTTACACAAGTGAAGAAGAAAGTAGGGTTTTCTTTAGGCTCGATCAGTTTCAAGAGTACATGAGAAATAAAAGACTGCCTCAGATAGATGAAAATAAATTAGGTATCTATTTACGAGAGATGGGTGCGGACAGTACAAAAAGAAAACTTAATGGCAAGCCAGGTCTTCTTGTTTGGTATGTTCCCTCTGAAGGATTTAGTAATTTAATTAATAAAATAGACCAAGAAGAGATTGAAAGAACGGAGCTCGAACCATTTTAGATAACGTCTATAAAATTATAGGTCCCCCTGGGACAGGGAAGACAACCACACTTTTAAATATTGTAGAGAAAGAATTGTCCCTGGGCCGTGAGCCGGATAGGATTGGCTATTTTTCTTTTACAAGGAAGGCTACTAGCGAAGCTGTTAACAGAGCTGTAGATAAATTTAGTATTGATAAGAAAGATTTGAAATGGTTTAGGACCTTACACTCTTGTGCTTAT